CACTATCATTCTCTCTAAGAATACTAACCTTCTTATCCTTAGTCTTTGCATTATGAACTTTCTTCAGCACCTCATGTAGTAGAGGTGTATATGTACTCACTGCCATTTTAAAAGTCTCCAATATTTTCCATATGGTTTTTCAGTCTGTGTTTAATGAAGTAGTTCAGTAAACCACTTCTGTTCTTAACAGTACTATTTAGATATGCTTGTATACACGCCTGATTGATTTCATCTGGGGCATACTCCAAATCTATTAGTGTTCTGTTACGTTGATAATTACGCAACATTTCTTCATTACAAAAGTCTTCTGGTTCAAGGTCAATCCATGTTGCCATCTTCTTCTTTGAGATAGGACGTTGACGCATTTCATCCACGAAGCAGTTGTCTGGTGATAGGAAGTTTGGAACTCCATCACTACGGTCACCCTTCAGAATATGCTCTTTGATGTATGCATGAGGGTCAATACCGTTTACGAACTTTTTAAGTGTTGGACTATACTGTGCAACAAATCTATGTTTCTGTAACTGAATAAAATCCTTGTCACCAGATACAATCAAGACCCTTTCATAATGAGATGGTGATTCACTTACCCAACCCACAATTGACGCAATGATATCATCAGCCTCTGCGTTCTCTACTTCCAATACCTTATAGGGAAAGTTGTCTTGTAATTCTTGTTTGATTAGATGCAAGGTGTCGAATATCGAACCCCAATCTAACTTCGATGCCTTGCGGTCTTTACGTCTACCGTGTTTGTAGTTTGGGAAGTATTCTCTTCTCCAATTAGTTTTGTTGTCATAACATAATACCAGTTCTCCGTATTCTTCAGTGAACCGTGTTCTGTATCCCCTTAATGAATTGAGAACCATGTGCCGAACCATATCTGGGTCAACCTTTGTATTTCTACCAATCTGTATCATCAGATTAGATAATGTCACTTGGTTCATATCTACTAATATCATTGTATTCACCTACGCCTTTTCAGGCCCATCGTCCTCTGTAAAGTCTTCTGATAATTCTCTTATCAATTCCATGTCCATACCCACATGGGTCTTTTTTGTTTCCTCATCATATGATACGTTTGAAATCAATTCTATCAAATTTTGAAAAGGGTGAGTAAATCCCCTGTCTCTATAAATCGTTGCTTTTATCGCTTCCGATAAAAATGCAATGTCTTGTATGAAACCACTATCAGTGATTTCAATATCGTTTTCATCCATATTATGAATCATTGAAACCATAATACCATCTGTCAACTCATCTGCAAACTGCAACTCCTTGTTCAGTTTCATTGCATCAAAGTTGGTCACCTTCGGTGCTACCCCCACATACTTTCTTGGGAACTGCACCACATTCGTCTGTGTCTCTTCATCCGCCATCTTCCACCTTTTTTCCAGCAGGAACTATTGTTACCCACTTCACTCTTTTCTCCATGTGTTCGCCGTAGCGGTCATCGCACCAATCACCATTTCTCAAGTACGTTTCACAATGACGAATATACGCCTTGCAAGATGCTTCTTGTGCAATCGCACCCTTTACCTTTTGACGTATCGCTGCCCGTAGTGAAGGAAGTTGTTCCTTCTGGGTTTTAATATATTTTGTAACACTCACTCTTGAGAATGGATGTTCATCTGGTAACGCCAAAACAGATGGGTGTATATTAGAATACTTAGGTGGGTTCTCACGCAACCTTTTTTCCCTTGCCTTTGCAAGTCTTTCAGATGCAGCCTTCTTTTGTTCTTCTGTCATCTTACGTCTTGGCATTTTAGTATCCTCGCTCTAACTTGAGTTTTTCTTGTTTACGTTTCCAACGTCTTTTACCAGCAGCACGTGCTTTACGTTCCTTTTCACCTTTGGACATGAAAGATTCTCTACGTCTTAACTCTTGAAAGAATCCTTCACGCATCAGTTTCTTTTTAAGGACACGAATAGCACCATTAACGTCTGGTTTACCATCTCTACCCTTTCTAACCTTTACTTCCATTTATCCCTCTGTTGTAATTGTATCCACAATCGTTTCCAGTTTTTTCTGGTCATCACTTTCTTTTTCATTGACCTTGTTGTCAAGTTCTTTGAAAGCATTTAGAGCAGAAATCTTAGACAGCAACTGCTTCTCTCGTTTAAGACGGTTCATCAAAATCTTAGTCGCCTCTGCACTAGAATACTCAAGTAGTACATACATACGATACTCTGTGCCGTTGACCACAACTTCAGATTCCTTCACCCTGTAACCAGCAACATCTACGTCTGCAATCAGATTTGAAGTCACTGTCTCAATCTCATTCAAGACTGAACTGTTTGCGTCTGTGCCAATCTTCGACATAAACGACTTTGTTTGAGAACGCAACTCACCATTGATACGGTCAGCAAGTGTTCTCTTTGCAAGTAGGATTGCAATATCATTAGACAACTGTAGGTCTGGTGATACAGCAGTACCAACTGCATAAATTGATTCCTCATCTTCTGGAATCTTGGTGTACCATTCAGGCATCTTCTTCACCTGTTCGTTTGCAAGTTTAGTCTTATAATTATAGACTTCCTTATCAACACCAGAGTGTGGTGGTGGACTATCCATGACTGCAACCTTGTTACTAGAACAGGCAGCAAGTAAAGACGCCATTGCACCAATCATAATTACATTTTTCATTATTTCATCCCTTCTAAGGTTTCAACTACATCGTCACGAACACCACTATCTATAAACCAATCAGTGGTGACTGTTGTAATCTCTGGGTAATAGGTGACGAGAATAATACCCATAGCAATACCGAATATGAATTTAAACATTACATACCCCCTAACAATAATGACAATATTGACCTTAATGATAGCGGTTCTTTATCATCATAATTACCATAGTAATAGTAAGTTGGGTCAGAACTGTATGTTTGTCGTATAGGTTTAAAACTATCAGCAATACTTACAGGTCTAACCTCAACCACTTCACTACTCACAACGACTTCCTTTTCTGGTGTCACCACATCTTTCTTGATGCAAGACAAATCAGTATTGGAAGACAACTTAACAGGCGACACTTCTCGTATCACCTGTTCCTTTGCTTTCTTCTCAGCAAATTCACACGCCTGCATTTCACTCATGTCAGGCCCAAATACATAACTACCTTGTGCTGGGTATGTCTTATCCTTAATGGTAACCCACATAGAGATAACACATTTTCGTGTATCATCCACATATGGGAAAACCTCTTTCTTAAAATCTTTTGTGTTCTGGATTGTATAAATGTAGGAAGAGTTTATGAGATGCTCATAATTGCATGGTGTCTCAGCAGGTGCCAGATTAGGACAACTACTTAACAATAACAACGATGTCAATCCAATATACTTTTTCATAATCTCCAACATAATAAAATGACAGTCGGAAACTTGCATCCCCACACCATAATATCTGGAACTTTCAAAGTGGGCCAACCAACCTTAATTCCGACTGTCAAATTCATTGTATAAAATTAAAACCCATTTGTCAAGTCTTTTATGGGAATTAATTCTGTCTCACCATCTTTACCTTTTTTGGTTCTGATGAATCCATCCTTCTCCAAACGTGTAAGCATAGAGTCGATAATTACTTCAATCTTCTCTCTACGACCAAGATTCTGACCAAAGTAAAATGCGAACATCGTACAGCACATCGTAATGGTTACAGCAGTAGTTATCGTTATCATAACATCCTATCCTTCGTTTGTATTTATGTGGTTCTCAAAGATTGCGTCTGCAATCTCTTTTGCTTCAAAATCATCACCACCAATATGCCATTCATATTCCTCAGTAGGAATGTAACCAGTTTTCCAGTTGTAGATAGTAAATCCTTTGTAGAAGTAATCATCTTCATCCTCAGCATTCTTTTCAATAACCGTGGATTGAATATTCCACTCTGCATTGACCTTCTCATATGGGTCAGCATCTGTGAATGTTGGTTTACCAAAAATCTCTACCAACTGGTCATAGGTTGTTTTGATAACACCAACGTAATGAAACCCATTGGTGTTTAGCAAATCATCATTCTCATATTCAAGAACTTTTAAATCTAATGTTTCCATAACATTCTCCTCACTTTCTATATTCATTCTACTCGTTTTCACAACAAATGTCAAGTAGTTTTTTAGTGAAACCACAAGAAATTTGGGTCATCTCTTAATAGCACCCAACGATTGTCGTGTATCAAAGTTGTTTTCCATTCCTCTTTAGGATTACCTCGACCACGAATTACAAATGTCTCTTTCTCTGAACGTAGAAACATTGCAGGCTGTCCTTGGAAGGTTTCAACCCTTTCAATTAACCACATTTCCCCATGTTGATTGATTCGATTTTTACCATGTCGAGTCTTCCCTTTGAGAAGAACCCATCTACCAACATCTCTATGCGTGATTGCCATATTTTACTCCTATGAGATATTCCACTTAACTTCAACTTTACCTTTTTTCAGGCAATCGACAAGATACTCCATGTATCCAACACCCATTCTTTTTTCATCAGAGGCACCCTCTGTGATATTGATGATGGCGTTTTCAAGATTCTCAATCATTGACTTCTCTGCCTCACCAAAATTCATGACGAACTGACCATCCTCATTCTCGACAAACATCTTCTTGTCTTTCCAATCTTGATAAAAGTAACCCATTATTCTGCTCCCTTCATGAATGTTGCCATACCCATTGCTTCTTCCCAAAGTTTCCAAGCACCTCCATAGTGTTCAAAACCTTCTTCGTCTGCAAAGTCCATTGTGCTGCTGTGGAAGACGTTATGACACAGACCATGTGTCGCAACCACATATGCGATATGTTTCGCAGTAGTACCCCAACCCACAACAGTAGGAAGTTCGTCAGCACCACACTTTCCGAACATCTTGATACCACCTTTTTCAGCAGTGATGAAATCAATTTTTGCCATTTCGTAACTCCTTCTCTCTGATTACATATACACTATACGATGTTCTGAGAACAAAGTCAAGGGGTTTTTTAAATGGTTGATTTTACTAGATTTTTTAGGGGGGTAAAAAAGGAAAAATCCCACGATTATGCGAATCGTGTGCGAATCGTGGGTTTCCTTAGAGTTATCCTACCTTGCTTAAAAACCTTGCGATATGATGTACCCAAGGTAGTAACATGATAGACATGAATAGATTTGCACCAGAGTGTGCAAGTGCAATTCTCAAGGTATCGCCTTTCGGCATTCCATCTGAAACCAGAAGTCCTGCCAACCAGATTGTACCTGTTGTTCCTATGTTTGCACCAAGAACTGCCCCAATTGCGGCAGGAAGTGGTAACGCACCAGAAGCGACTAATGCAATGATTGCTGTTGTTGAGAGTGATGATGACTGCCAGAGTAACGTCATAACAATACCACCAAAGAACATATAGATTGGATTACCTAAGAAGAATGCAAGGTGCTCCATATTACCCATAGACTTCATACCACCAGAAAACATTTTCAGACCGATATAAAATACTACAAGACCTACAAGTGCTGTGATAATTGGATTACCTAATTCCATCTTCTTAACCTTTCTCCAAAGTTGGTCAGACATGATTGCCTCCAATATAAAAGAGGGAAGTAATTTTCCCTCTTATTTTATATAGACACAATACCACATTAAAATGGAAATGTCAAGAAAACTTCACAAAAGTTTAATAAACTCGTTCTGTTCTCATAAACTTTTTTGCGGTGGGATATGCTTGATTACGAACAGTCTCTTCACCGACTACTATCGAAGCACATAAAAAACATACTACGACAGGTCTAAAGTAGAACTACTCAATCTCCGACAGAAGTTTTGCAAGTTTCTTTTTTGACTTACCAACTGCTTTTGCTTTTGCAATCGCATCTTTGTTTGAGATATCTTCACCAGCAACTACAAGACCTATCATACCCATACCCTTGTGTGGTGTACACCAGTAGTAATAGATGCCTGGTACGTCAAAGGTAATTGAAACCTCTTTACCATTCTTTGATTTTTTGGGGATATCAAATCCCTCTGGAGCTGCAACGATTTCTACGTTGTGTCCTTTTGATGCGGGCAACCATGTAATGGTATCTCCAACCGCAACCTTTGCTAATTCGTTTGAATAGACCATCCTGTTACCGTCTGCGTCTTTATTCAACATATCAATACTCATGTCAGCAGCATACGCTAAGTTTGCAAAAAATACAAATGTAAATACTGCTCCAATAAATCCAATCACTTTCATTTCATGTTTTCCTTCTCTGTCATAAGTGCTTTTGCTTCGTTGTAATATCCTTGTCTTGCGAGTTGTGAAGCCGCTCTCACATATCCAATTTTAGTAAAAAATGTATTCCATTTTCGTGCAGTCGATGAAAACCACACTGCGATTTTGTCACACACTTCACAAGTTTCCTCGTAAGTATGCCGTAGTACTAGTCCTATTGACATAGGTGTTTCTCCTTTGATAAATTGTATTGGGGGGATGTACAACTATTTATAACAGTCATACTGTCCTATTGTTGCGATATTAGAAAAGGTCTGATGACAGATTGACGCATTACCTTGTCATCCTAAAATTACTCATACCGATTCGTGACCTTCTTTCGGATTTTACTTTTGGTTTTGGTTTGGGCGGTTCTGGGGGTTCTTCTTGTGCTTTCTTTTCACTTCGTGTAAATTTTGGTTTCTCTCTTTGTTCAAGTTGTTTTTGAAACATCTTGAGAACTTCTGGATGATTGTTTGAGGCATCAATGAACATCTTGATTGCAACATATCCATCACCCATGAATCTTAAATTACCATTTATATAAAGTTTGCCTTTACTGGTATCTTTTTCTAATACTATATTTTTATGTTTGTATATCACCTTTGTGCAGTCCTACAAAATATTCAGCATCAACTACAACGAGTGGTTTATGGTTATTACGTTTGATAACCACCACTGGTTCGTAGTCTTTACTATTTTCGACTGCTTGAGAATATGACTCCCATACATTTACTTTTTCTTGGTTCTTACATTCAACAGAGTAAGGGAACTTCTCTCTAGCAGCCCTTGCCATAATTAAGTCTTCTCCACCAGCACCCATCGACCTAGATTCGACATCCTCTGGGTGGACATCCAATTTCTCAATAAGAAGGTCACGAACCCACTGTTGTAACCTTCTACCTTTTGCTTTTGCAGATTGTGTTTTCAAAGGAATTTACCTAGTTTATCTAACACATATGCAATAGGTATAACTGCCAGTGCAGCAAGAATACCTTGTTCTGCCAACATCAAAAAGAAACAGGCAGTCACAAAGATATAGAATGCAATCTTTTTCCAGTTGAATAATATTGCAAGTATACCTAATCCAACTATCTGTAAGCCTTGTGGTATTTTATTAAAACCCATTTTATTCAAAATCTTCTTCATCGTACAAATCATCTTCATTATCTTCTGGGATTTCTGCACCACAGAAAACACAGTGTCTTATTTCGTAATGTCGTTCTGACATTGTATGTCGCACTGTAAATTCTGCACCACAGTCCTCACAAGAGATAATTTTCCTACTCATATTTATGCGGCGTCCTCGTATGCGTCATCCCAAGTACCAGTTAGTCCAGCAACCTCATATTCGGTTACTCTGTTTTCAAAGAAGTTAGTGTGGTCTGCACCATTCAGCACCCACTCCAACCACGGTAGAGGATTCTCCTTCACTTTAAAGTTTGGTTTTAATCCCAACTGAAGTAATCTTCTGTCGGTAATATATCTTATATAGGTCTTCACATCAGAGGATTCAAGGCCCTCTGGAGCACCCATCTTGTATGTCAACTGAACAAACTTGTCTTCCAGTTTCACAGACTGTCTTGCCATCTCATAGATTTCAGACTTGAAGTCATCATCTACAATCTTAGGATATTCTGTACAGAACTGTCGGAATAGTTTTGCAATCCCTTCCACATGGATAGATTCGTCACGAATAGACCATTCAACGACCTTACCCATACCTTTCATCTTACCGAAACGCTGGAAGTTCAACAACATCACGAATGATGCAAACAGGGCAATGCCTTCGTTCATCACTGACTTTGCCATTGCAAGTGCAAGACCTCTGTGTGTCGATGTGTTTGAATCCATCATGAAGTCAATCTTATCTGCCATCTCCGAATACTCAAGGAATGCGTGGTATTCTTCTGGTGGTAGACCAAGTGTTTCATTCAACAATGCATATGCACGTTGATGGATTGCTTCACGACAAGCAAATGAACCCAACATATTTCTGACTTCGTTATTCTTGAATTTAGGAATCAACTGGTCATAGTAGTTTTGTCCAACTGCAACATCTGCCTGTGTGAACAGTCTTAGAATATTGGTGATATAATCTTTTTCTGCATCAGATACTTTACCACCTTTCCAATCAGATACATCTTCAGACAAATCAAGTTCGTCTTCAATCCAGTGTACCTTCTCATGTCTTGTTGTGATTTCAACTGCCCAAGGATAATAAAATGGTTTATAAGTTTCACTAAATTTTAACAGACTACCAGCACCTCTCTTCTTGAAAAGTGTCTCTGCATATTTCATCAATTCATCATATCCACCAATTCTTTCACCATCAATAAAAATTTGTGGTACAGAGTTTACTCTACGCACCTCGTTTGGTTTACCAACGATTTCACCAATGCCGTTGATTGACTGATAGAATGCAAGACGCTCTTCTTCATTGTCCATCAAATCAACACTGTACTCAAATCCATTTTCGTCAAACCACTTCTTAGTCATCTCGCAAAAAGGACAGTCTGATTTAGTTACTACTTTTATTTCCATTTCTTATTTCTCCATATAGCAGTTGTGATTAGGTTTCTCTCTCATTTGCAGAACCCAATCTAATTCTTGAATGCAACGATTAAACCACATCTTATCATGGTCATCGTGACACTTTTCTCTTTCTTCTTTTAGTTGTTCCATCCGTATTTTGATGTAACGCTTTTGTTTTCCTGTAAGGTCTTGATTAACAGTGACAGGTCTATCTAGTGGGATACCAAAGGTTGACTCCATCATGCTGCTAACGGTCTTTCTGGGTTCACTCCCAACATATCACCCCATGCACCGTAGTAATGTCTCATACCGACCTCATCATGGATTGTACTGTTCTCATGTCTACCATGCAGAATATTTCTTTTTTCAGTACCCTCACGCATCGTTGTACCTTGACCAGCAACACCAATCAAATCTTCATGAAGGTTTCTACCAAAAGGCCCCCATATTGAATTGTGATGTTTGATACGAGTTTGTCTTTCTTCTTTTGTATCACTCTTCAGTCCATAACCTCTGAACTCAATCATGACTTGGTTTGGCCCAAGTGGTGTTACCGAATCTGAACGATAAGCACTACCCCTAAGATTGAAGTTGAAGCCTGGGAAGAGGTCAACCATATACCACTGGTTTGGTGGTAAGTTTGGAAACGACAACTCTCCTCTGTCTTCAAATCCTTCATACTCCTCATAGTTCACTGTAAACGAACTGACGTTTACATGACCATTATCAAAAGGAATATTCTTCCTTGCAAAATACTCATCGTTGAATCCACTGACCCTGTTAAAGTAATGCATAAAGTCGTGATAGAATTCACTGTTAGTATCATGCCATAATTTGTAGTTTGTATCTATGATTGCTTTATGATAGTGGAACACTTCAAGTTCTTCTGTATCAATTGCGTCTGCGATACAATCAAACGCACCAGCAGTCCACTGGTCAACTGTCATGTCTGGGTCTGGATTGAGTGTAACCCAAACCATCTGCCCGTGTTTTATTTCACAATGCAGTTCCTTACCAACGGTATCTCGATTCCACATTTTGCCAGATGGTGTCTGTGGGCCATTGTTTAAAAATGCTTTTATACCATCACCTGTATTCCATACTATAATATTTTGAAATGCAATCTGTGATGTTCTATAACAAAAGATATCTGGTATTTCACTCATGTGACAAACAGGCACCCATACCTTCGCAAAAATGTCTTTTATTTCTCTCTGGAATATTTCGTGGTTATTATAACATTCACTAGAGATGTATTCTACTTTTGGTCTACTACTCCATTGTTTATGATTTCTAGGGGGCATTCTCTTCTCCTATACTGCAAAACTTTCACCACATCCACAAGAGGCGGTAGCATTGGGATTGGTTACTTTTAGGTATGAACCACCTAACTCTGTTACATAGTCTACGGTACAACCCATAACAAACATTTCTGCTATTGGGTCAATCACCAAGTTTTCAACAGTGGGGGTTTCGTCTGTAACATCCCAAACATATTGGAATCCAGAACAACCACCACCTTTGACAGACAAATAGACATTTGGTTTACCTACTTGTCTTAGATAGTCTTTTGCACTGTCGGTTAATTGAACTAGCCCTGACACGCCACACACTCTTCCTGTGACATTGCCTGTGTCTCATAATCTTTTAATGCATCTCTTTCTACTTTCATAGATACGTTCTCTGCTCTTTGACCAGTTTCCGTTCTCAAATAATAAAGACCCTTACAACCTAGTTTCCAAGCATTAAAATGTACTTGATGCAAATACTTCTTTGTTGCACCAGCAGGGAAAAATAGATTCAGTGATTGTCCTTGACACAAGAATCTTTGTCTGTCTCCACCCTGTTCAACGATTCGATTTTGGTCTATCTCTATTGCTGTTTTGAAAACATCCTTAACTTGCTGTGACAAGAAACTCAAATGTTGAACAGAACCACCGTTAGTAATAATATCATTCCATACCTTGTTGGTATTCTTATCAACCTTGATAAGTTCCTCTTCAAGATATTTATTCTTCACCAAGTGTGAACCAGCACGTGTTCTATGTGTGTATGCATTTGCTTTCATTGGTTCGATTGATGGTGATGTACCACAAATAATAGAACTGTTTGCATTAGGAGCAATCGCAAGTAAATGTGCATTGCGTCTACCAGTACCTTCCATGTCTGGTGCTTCACCCCTCAACATACCCATTGTTTTACTTTCCTCAATCGCTTCCTTTTGAATATGTTGAAATACAACTGCATTCCATACATCTGCTTGAGATGACTCAAATGAAATTCTCTTTCTGTGAAGGAACGAATGCCATCCCATTGCACCAAGTCCAAGTGACCGTTCTTGTTGTGCAGAATATCTTGCACGACTGATTTCATCACCAGCATTATCAATAAAGAATTGTAACACGTTATCCAAGAAACGTGTAAGGTCACGAATCATTGTTGTCTTTTTCCAATCCTCAAACAACTCCACATTGACTGAAGATAGACAACATACAGCAGTCCTATCGTCTGAAGTGGGTAGATGGATTTCGTTACATAGGTTTGACCCATGAATTCTTAATCCTTTGTCTTTCTGGGTTTGAGGTAATGCACGATTGGCGGTGTCGATAAAGTTTAGATATGGTTCACCTGTACGATATCTTACCTCTAGTATTTGTTCCCATAACTTTCTTGCCCGCATAGTATCACGAACTGTGTCATCATTAGGGTCTTTTAAATCCCACCATTCGTTTCTCTCTACTGCTCGCATAAAGTCATCTGTTATATTTACAGCATGGTGCAAGTTAAGGTTCTTACGATTGACATCACCTGTAGGAACTCTCATATTCAAGAATTCAATAATGTCTGGATGTGTTACATCCATGTACGCAGCATAAGAACCTTTCCTTGTCTTACCCTGTCTGTATGCTGTCATATCTGCATCTACTGTGTGCAGAAATGGCATTGGGCCTGGCGCTTTATCGGATACTGCTCTAACATCAGACCAGTGACCACCGACACCACCACCCTTTACAGAAAGCCATCTTAGTTCCGCTGTGTGGTCAATTAGACCTTCTAATGAATCTGGAACGTAAGTTAGAAAACAAGAAATAGGTAATGCCTTAACTTTTTGTCCAGGCATTGGTGCATTTGATAAAACAGGTGATGCAAACATAAACCACCCTTTAGAAACATAGTCGTAAATTCTTTGTGCGAGTTCAATATCATCATTACAATATGCAACTGATGCTCGTGCAAACGCTTGTTGTGGACTATCCTCACCATCAATACAATAATAATCTTTTAGTAACTTTTGTGCTTGTTCTGATAGTTTTCTGTCTCTATCTAAATCAATAGATATGCCTAGGTACTTAGAGTCTCTTACCACTGGAAACTCCACAATCTCTGCTGTTTGCATTTATTTTCTCCTATGTTCTTTTCCATTTTTGAAGTTCTACTTTTGCTGATAATCCTTGGAAGGTGTTGTTACTTATAATATCCATAATCTCTACAGCGTCCAATCCAGATAAAATCATATCATTAATATCTTTCTGTCGCACATAATCAGGCCATATCACAACCCTATAATTATCATCAATCGCCCTCTCCAACTGTTGTATTATTTGTTTGTTCCTTGGTTCGTTATCTGGAACAAGTATTGCTTTATCTTTGTATTGAGGTACACGCAAATCACTTTGAGCAACCGCAATACAGTTTTGTATAAAAAGACTATCAATAGGGCCTTCCACGACAAAAATATCCCTAGAAGGGTCAACCCTATCAAGTCCAAATATTTTTGGTACATTCTCATCAAGAATGATGGTAATGTACTTTGGTTTTTCTTTTCCAAACGCTCTCCCTTGATATGCAAATATATCACCATTGGAATCACGAAACGGAATCACCATCCTTGGGTGGTCACCATCCAAGGTGGGAAACTTATTTGGAACTAAGTTGTTAGTCCAAGAATAAAACTGATTGACCAGATAGATATCGTTATCATTAGGAATTCTTCGGTCTTCAATGAACCGATAAGCAGGATGCTCTTTTCCAATTTCCCTAAAAGATTTGACATTACTAAAAATACCTTTCTGGTTGAAGACAGGTTTCGGTATATCGAATTTTGGG